TATTGCAAAGGGTACTCGTAGGGGGAAAGGCAACATGCTGATCTGCTCTTCAGATGTTGCTTCCGCACTACAAATGGCTGGTGTATTAGATTACACTCCAGCTCTTAACTCTAACAATTTGCAAGTAGATGACACAGGCAACACTTTTGCTGGTGTACTAAACGGACGAATTCGAGTATACATTGACCCTTATACAACTGGCAACTATATGACAGTTGGTTATAAAGGCTCTAGTGCATTTGATGCCGGTCTATTCTACTGCCCATATGTTCCATTACAAATGGTTCGTGCGGTTGGGGAAGATACTTTCCAACCTAAAATCGGCTTCAAGACTCGTTACGGCGTGATCGAGAATCCGTTTGCACGAGGTACATCAGCTCTAGCAGCTGCTGGTACGCTTTCTGCAGACTCCAATGAGTACTACAGAAAGATCCTTGTAGATAACATAATGTAATTTAGGTTACATAACCAACTTAGAGGAGGCTTCGGCCTCCTCTTTTTTTGTATAAATAGACATATGATAGTTAAGCAACAAGTATTAGTTAACGTCAGATATTGGATGCCAGACTACAATAACATCCTTCAAGAATTTATCTGGGGTACAGAAGACATAGTACCAGAGTATCCTAGAGTACATAAATTTTTGATCTATTGGCATCATAACATTGATGCTGTGATCAATGAGGTATTGGTTGCAGATTCAAACACTAGAGAGTATAGGAGCGTCGATTGGCTACTCAAGTCGCAGGAGCACTAAGGGATCAGCCTGATAACACTCAGTTTCTATCACCACTGGGTTTCAACTTTTCTATTAAGAAGCTACCAAATACAAACTACTTTGTGCAAGCAGTGAATGTTCCTACTGTACAAATGGGTGATGCAGTACTACCAACACCTTTTGTTAACATTCCAACAATTGGTGATCGTATGGCATTTGCTGAGTTTCAACTATCATTCAAAGTAGATGAGGACATGACAAACTACATTGAATTATTTGATTGGATGGTTCAATTAGGATTCCCAGAAGACTTTGCTCAATCTAAGAACATATATCAAAAGCAAAGAAGTGTTGACTTTTTAGCGGATGGGCCGTATAGTGATGCTACAGTAACTATATTGAACAGTGCTATGCAGCCTAACTTAGAAGTACAATTTGAAGACTGTTATCCAACAGCGCTGTCTGATTTACAATTTTCAACCACGGCACCTTCAGTTGATTACATAGAGTGCCAAGCAACATTTAGATACAAGCTGTTCAGGATTCTAAGATTGGGTTCAGCTGGAACTACGGATACACAATCTACTAATTTTTAGGATTTATTATGAGTTATATTGAACCGAAGTGCGTCGAAGGCGCCTTCTCTGAAGACCTATTGCTCGACATCAAAAGAAAATATTGCACATGGTTCCAACATGGTTGGAAGTCTCATAATCGTAACACATTTGAATACGGTCATGGTCAACATAACATTGTTAAGCAGCCAAAGCACTTCCAATGGGATATGTTGAACTCACCAGACATTGAAACAAACCATCCAATAATGTTAGATACATTTGATGTTCTTCAAGAAGTCATAGGTAACAGAGCATTGTATAGAACGTATACAAAGACATATCACTTTGGACAAGATGCATATCCACATACAGATAAACAAGCAAGAGATGGAAACGTAGTTCAATCACATCCTGGATTTGAAACTGCTATTCTTTATATGACAAAGGATTGGGATCCTAAGTACTATGGTATGACTCTATTGTATGACGATAGTCAAGATGTAGAAGTTGCCATGTTGCCAAAGTATAATAGATTGTTTATCTTTGATAGTGCTCAGCTACATTCAACATCACCTCTATCAAGAATAACTCCTTTTGAGAAAACCATTATGGTATTCAACACTGCTCCAAAAGGGTATGGTGATGAGGGTGTAAAGTATCTGTATGACAATACAACTAAAGTTCAGCACACAGGAAGACCATTCTTTCATCATCTATGGAATGTCTATATGTACTTAGAACAGTTAGGTGCTGAGAAGCCAGTGTGTATGGCAGGGCTATGGCATAGTGTGTATGGTGATGTGTATAAGAAACATGATGTCAATATGTTCACACCAAAGATAGTTGAGAAGCATATTGGTAAGGAAGCAGAACGTCTTATCAAAGCATATGGTGATATGGCTCATGGAATATCTCCACGATTTGTCAATGTTATCAATAGCGGTGATAAGAGACTAATGATGATTGAGTTAGCTAATCTTGTTGACCAAAACTTCAATGGACAGTATAATGAAAGATGTCAGAAGTTAGTGGTAGCAATCGATGAACTTAAATGATTATTATGATCACTGGGCAAAAGATTCTAAGATAGATAGAACTGAGCTTGGTGAAGAGTCTATACGTATACCTCAACTCCATCACAAATACTATAGGTATTTTGCTGAAGAGAGATTGAAGTTAACTAAACTTCAAGAGGAGTATAAGAGTCTCAAGAAAGACAAACATGATTACTATTCTGGTGTAATGGCAGAAGAGGATCTTGTTGAACGTGGTTGGGAACCTAACCCTCTACGTATTCTCAAAACAGACGTACCAATGTACATTGAGTCTGATAAAGATATAACAAACCATAACTTAAAAATAGCATATGCAAAAGAAAAGGTAGAGTTCTTAGAGTCAATAATAAGATCGTTGAATGTAAGAGGATACCAGATCAAGACTGCTGTTGATTGGGAAAAGTTTAAAGTAGGTTTATGATAGAAATTGTTTACAAAGATGACGTCCACCTCCAAGTAAAATGTGATTCCTCTGTAGCTCAAGAGCTATCAGACTTCTTTACGTTTGATGTACCTGGTGCAAAGTTCATGCCAGCTGTACGCAATAGAGTATGGGATGGTAAGATAAGATTGTTCAATTCTGTGACAAGAACGGTATACACAGGACTGAAAGATTATATTGTTGACTTTTGTGGTGTGCGAGGATATAATTGTATAGTGGACGAACGATTAGTTGCCACAACTCCTTTCACAATTGATGATGTAGATGACTTGGCTAAGACATTGAAACTAAGTATGGAACCAAGAAACTATCAGAAGAATGCTGTAGCTCATGCTATAACAAACAAGAGAGCTATGTTGGTATCTCCTACTGCTTCTGGTAAGTCTATGATCATCTATATGATTGCAAGATACTATCCTATGAAGAAGTTAATTATTGTACCTACTACAGGTCTTGTTGCACAGCTTGCATCAGACTTTCATGAGTATGGATACACAGATGACATTCATATGATTACAGCTGGTGCTAGTAAAGATATTGATACAGAGATTACTATTACAACATGGCAGTCAATATACAAGCTACCAAGAAAATGGTTTGAGCAATTCCAAGTTGTTATTGGTGACGAGGCTCACTTATTCAAAGCTAAGTCATTGACTACAATAATGTCTAAGCTAGTTAACTGTCCATACAAGTTTGGATTCACAGGTACACTAGATGACTCACAGACACATAAGTTAGTGTTAGAAGGATTGTTTGGTCCAGTAGAAAAGGTAGTAACCACGTCTGAGTTGATAGAACAAAAACATTTAGCTGAGTTAAAGATAAATATATGCATCCTAGACCATAGTAGTGAGAACAAAGCAAAGATGGCTAGGGCGTCTTACAGAGATGAAGTTAACTATATTATAGCAAGTAAAGCTCGCAATGACTTTCTAATTGAGTTGTGTAAGGAGCTAAAAGGTAATACACTCTTGCTATATGCACTAGTTGAAAAGCATGGAAAAGTGTTATATGACATGGCTCAAGAATTGGATAAACCAACATTCTTCATCCATGGTGGCGTTTCTGGAGAGGAAAGAAATGAAGTTAGAGCAATTGTTGAGAAAGAAGAACGAGCAGTCATCATTGCATCGTATGGTACATTTAGTACTGGTGTTAACATTCGCAGGCTTAATAACATCGTGTTCGCTAGCCCCTCAAAAAGTAAGATTCGGGTATTGCAATCAATTGGTAGAGGCTTGCGGAAAGACCCAGGTAATATGGGAACTAGACTTTACGACATCGTCGACAATCTTTCCAAAGGAAAGTGGGTTAACTATACCGCCAGGCATTACTCGGATAGAGTAAAGCTGTACAATGATGAACAATTTCCATATAAAGTATACACGTATACACTAAAGGAGTAGTTATGCCAGCAGGGTATTATGGCTTAGTAAAGCTAATGAATGGTGAAGAGATTCTAACAAGAGTGGTTGAAGATGATGGAGAGTATCTTTTATTTGAAG